AAAGACTTTGATATCGAAAAGAAGTTTGGTATCCCTGTTAAATCAACATAAGTCAGACTATAGTATGAGGCTATGCCTAGCTCTTCAAAGCCTTCTCGTATAATCCATACCGAGTATGGGTATAAGGATTTAATTAAATCTGTAGCGGTTCTCCGCAAAAAGCGAGGCATTCCCCAGACTGAACTTGATCGTATCGTTGGCTGTGCTGATGGATACGTCGCCAAGTGTGAGTGCGGAACGCGGACACCCTCCGCATTCATGCTCTGGTGTTTTGCTGATGCTTTAAAAGCTGATTTAAAGGTTATACCACGCAATGAGTAAGTATCGTGCGATCCGAACAACTGTTGATGGGATTACGTTTGACAGCAAAGGAGAATCCAAACGATGGATTAACCTCAAACAACAGCAAAAAGACGGACGAATACAAAACCTCAAACGGCAAATAGCCTACCCACTGCATGTCAATGGCGATCTCGTCACAAGCTACGTTGCGGACTTCACCTACGATGAGGACGGAACGGAGATCGTTGAAGATTTTAAGGGACATGTAACTACTGTCTTTAGATTAAAAAAGAAGTTGTTTGAAGCGATATACCAGCAGCCCTTACGGGTAGTGAGGCTACAGAAAAATGATTTTGTACTTGGATTTAAGCCACGTCGATCTAGAAAAACTCGCAAATGAAGGGGTAACATACGAAACAGAGGCCGGAAAGATTTCGATAAAAATAATTTTCCCGAAATCTGCCAACTCTATCCCACATCCAAAAAGTTTAAGCGGCCAGTCTGGGGATACATCTCTTCCTAGCGATTTTCCCTCTGACGACGATAAGAAATTTATTTCAGAAGTGTATCCGACTATCAATGTCCAGCAAGAAGCCGCCTTATTTCGTGACTATTATAAAGACATGATGAGGACAAACTGGTCCCAGGCTTGGAAGCGTTGGTGCCAAAGATCACAAACCGATTACAGGAATGGACATCATGCCAGTACCCAAGAAGTTCCCGAAGATTATTACTCTGATGCAATCAACAATGTTCGACGCCCGGACGGCGACAATTAGCCCTGATAATCAATTCACTGCCGACGATCTGTTGGAGATGATGCCTCAGATATCTACTATGCTTGCTATCAAACCAAACAAGGAGATGATAGTTACCAGCATACAAACAGTATTCGAAACACTAGGAAAACCACCGCCCACACGATTAGCCCTGCAAACATTTGCAGAGATACTCATAGAAATTCCTGCTATATTTATGGAAGACATTACTCTTAGGATCTGTGCAGAAATACCAAACAGTCGCCCAATTCCTAGAGACTGGGCAGATCGATCGTCAGCGCGGGTTGCAGAAATGCAGTTACTCAGACATGCTATACGAAAAGAACTGAAACGACGTGGAGTTCTCACTCAGAACGACAAGATTTACGGAGATATTATCACCGATTCAGAGAAACATTAATTCTGGTCTAGTTGGGCTTGTACCGGAGTAGTTGGCCGGGAATACCCTCATGTATTTCCTTCCTCCTTGGGAAAGCTGAGGACTGCTCGTTTTAACCGGAAGCTAGCAGACGGTTGTAGAAGCTAGAATCAACCGTCACTTTCAAGGAGAATTCAATGACTGATTTAGTATTAGGTGGCTCCGCCGCCAACCGCGTCATGAATGGAAACATTTATGAGTTTTATCAAGAGCTAATCGGGGAAAAATCTCCCGACAATCTGGACAATAACCTAGCTGTCCAGATGGGAGTTGCAACCGAACCTCTAAACCTCCAATGGTACACCAAGAACGTCACATTACCCTCCGATTGTGGAATAGTCGGTGGCTCAGAGTGCTCTACTGCATTTCTTAGAGATCAACACGCCCCCTATCGAAACGACCAAATAGGTATACGACATCCAGATATCCCCTGGATTGTTGGACACTTTGACGGACTGGTAACAAACATTACCACAGGCCAGATAGAGGGCATCATTGAATGCAAACACACAGGCCAAATATCTAATTGGCTCAGCCCTACCGTTGTCGAACGGAACATCTGGCAAGCATTGCTATACATGGACATTGCTTGCGTAGAGTGGTGTGATTTCAGTGTCTTCTATGGCAATAGACAGCACCAAATCCATAGAGTCCAGAAGAAGGACTACCCAAACGAAAAAATTCTTTTGATGTCTGCCTTAAACAACCTATATCAAGCAGTTCAAAGCAAAACGCCGCACAATTCCTGGGAACACAGCCACGACCAAAAGGTAGTGCAGCTCATCACAGATCGGAAGCTCTATACCCTAGATCAAATCCAACATACCAATTGGCACAAAGATTTTGTTACTGCTGAGCTTGCTTACCTTATATCCCTAGAAGCTGCTAAAGATCACAAGCTGACTGAGAAGTTTTTGAAGGGAATTATTCCTGACGATGCTAAGGAAGTGCAAGGAAGATATCTTAACATCAAAATTAATCGTGCTAACCGCAAAACCATTACAGTAGTGAGGGAACTCGATGACAACGAAATCCAAACAGAACAATAGGACCAGCATTTGGGAAAAGGTTTGTGTAACAGACCCCAAATACACCAAGCCCGGCACTGGTACTGGTAATAAGTTCACCGCCATCAACCCAACGTGGCTCGTCAAGAAAGCGACGGAGGTGTTCGGCCCCGCAGGGGAAGGATGGGGAACAAAGATACATAGCCATGAGGTCATTGAAGGCCCAGTTCTGGACAATAATGGCACGCGTGGCACTGTATATGTTGTCCTTCTATCCTTATGGTGGAAAGGAGAGGACGGAGCCAAGTTTGAAACCCCCGCCCAATTCGGGCAAACCCACATGGTCGTAAAGCGTAAAAGCGGCCAGATAGTTATGGACGACGAAGCCCCGAAGAAAGCCGTCACTGATGCTATGAATAAATGCTTCAGCTACCTTGGCTTTTCTGCGGATATCTTTATGGGCCTGTGGGATGATAACAAATATGTCGAAAGTGCTGCAGCAACATATGCGGCAGAAGCAATGAAAAAGCTGCCCGAGATGGTAGAGGGGTATTCCAGACAATTGGAACAATGCGCCACAACCTCTCAGGTTAGAGCATTATGGCATTTGACATCTGAGTTACGAAACACATATCCAAACGAGCCCTTAATTCTAGGGCTTGCTGCTGCCATTACCAAGAAAGGAAAACTTATCGATGTCCCGAATAAGTAACTGGCTCATGGATCTTGAAGATCAGGCTCTCTACCTGACAAGGGGAGAGTTCATTGATGCCAATGGAGTTAACCAAGCTCATGTCTGGGATCGTATACGAGGACCAGAAGATGAAATATTAGCCGACACCTTGGTTGATATAGTGCGTCCTGTTACACTCAAGAACAATGTTGTTCCAATCAAGGGAGAGTCTAATGAATAGACTGACTATTATTGGTTACGTCGGGAAAGACCCCGACATTCGTAGCACTAAAGACGGCAAGAGAGTCGCCAACTTCAGTGTCGCTACC